CTGTCGTCGCTGTACGCGGTCGCGGGACAGGTCGACCCCGCCACCGGTGCCCCGGCCCCGGGCGCGCCCCTGCCGCACGACGTGTTCACCAGCGTCGAAGGCGTCGTCCCAGCTCCGCCGGCCAAGGGTGAGCCCCTCGCCGAGCAGGTGTACGGCCTCCAGGCGATGCCCGCGGCCCCTCCGCCGCAGCCCGTCACACCGCCCCAGGCGGAGGTGGCGAAGGACGGCGCCCCGACCGCGGGCATCACGTCGCAGACGGGCATCACCGGCTACGACCTCGTCCGCAACACGGACGAGGACGACGACGAGGACCGTGAGGAACTCGCGAAGTCCGAGATGCAGGCATTCCGGCGCTTCGCCAAGGCCCGGCGCCGCCGCGGCACCTGGACCGACTTCGAGTTCCGGCACGTCGACCCCACCCGGGGACGGCGCCTCAACCAGGCCGGACGCGCCGCCGTGCGCAAGGCCGCAGGTGAGATAGCCGTCGCTGGGCTCGCCGTCCGCGCGGCCGACACCGGCCGCGTCCTCATGCTCCAACGAGCCCTCGACCCCGAAGACCCCGCAGGCGGAACCCTCGAGTTTCCCGGCGGGCACTTGGAGGGCGACGAGAGCCCGTTGATGGGCGCCTGGCGGGAGTTCAGCGAGGAGGCTGGGGTCATCCCGCCCCCCGGCGTACAGACAGGCTCCTGGGCCAGCGGCATCTACCAGGGCATCGTCTGGACCGTCGACACCGAGGACATGGTTCCCGTCCGCGGCGACCGGGAGATCACGAACCCCGACGACCTCGACGGCGACCAGGTCGAAGCCATCATGTGGGTCGACCCAGCACACCTCGCCGACAACCCGACCGTCCGGCCCGAACTCCTCGCCGACCTCGACGCCGTCCTGGCCGCGCTCGGAGTCGAGCAGGAGCAGCAGGTCGAGAAGGCCGCGACCGTGCGGCACCGCTGGATCACCGACGGCGTCAACGCCTGCGACATCTGCGCAGCCAACGCCGCCAGCGGCTACATCACCGTCGGCGCGAAGTTCCCCAGCGGCCACACCGCCCCACCAGCCCACCCCCACTGCGGATGCCACCTCGACACCGAAGGAGGCCCGCATGGCTGAGGAAGCCCGCTTCGTGTTGGGCCTCGCCTATCAGGCAGGCCGCGACCCCCGAATAGCGAAGGGCGTGGACGGCGGCCGGGACTTCTTCACTCCAGAGGAGCTGGAAAAGGCCTGCTGGTCGTTCCTGCCCGGCGGGGCGGAGGTCGGGCTGTTCCACGCCGACGGAACCCTCGGCCACATGACGGTGACCGAGTCGTACATCTACCGCGGCCCGGACTGGGAGCAGCCCGACGGCACAGTCATCAAGGCCGGCGACTGGCTCATCGGCGGCATCTGCGACGAGACCGCCTGGCAGCTCGTCAAGTCCGGGAAGGTCACGGGATTCAGCCCGCAGGGCATGGCCAGACGCATTCGACCGAGGAGCGACACATGACGGACGTACTCGGCGACGACACCGAGTTCTCGGAGCTCGTAGACGCCAACGTACCTCGCGTTGACCTCGTTTCGAGGCCCGCCAATGGAAGCGCCGGATTCCTGCTGATGAAGCAGGAGTCCCAGGCCGGGCTCATGCCCCCAGAGGCGATCCGGGACCTGATCGGCAAGACCGCCGACCCGACACCCCAGGAGGAGACCGTGACGATGACCGGGAGCCCCGGGGCGATCGCGAAGCTCATGCACGAAGCCGCTCTCCGGGCCCGCCAGCGGGACGAGGTCGCCAAGGAGAAGTACGACACCGAGGACCGTAAGCGCATGGCCGCCAACGGCCAGGCCATGGAAGACGGCTCCTACCCCATCGCCGACAAGGCCGACCTCGACGACGCGATCCGCGCGGTCGGGCGCGGCGGCGCCGACCACGACGCCATCCGGCGCCACATCATCCACAGGGCCAAGGCGCTCGGCGCCTCGTCCGAGATTCCCGAGAACTGGGCCGCCGACGGCAGCCTCAAGGAGGTCACCAAGATGGCTGTCACCGGCGAACTCGACGAAGAGGTCATCATGGCCGAGCTCGACGCCACCATCGTCCTGGCCGAGCCCGACGACGACATGGACGCCCCCGGCAACGCGAGCGAGCCCGGCAGTCCGGCGTGGGAGGCCATCGACGCCGCCACCGCCCGCAAGTGGACCTCCATCGCGGTCCGGCTCCGCAACGCCCTGTGCGTCATGGCCGAGCGGGAGATGCTCGAAGCCGCATCCGCCGACCCAGACGACATCGAAGCCGCCTGGGACCTCAAGGACGCCGAATGCGCCCTCGACTACGTCATCGACACCCTCGCCGGGTTCGCCGTCGAGGAGCAGGCCGAAGCCGAGCTCGCCGCCGAGATGGAGATGGTCGGCAAGGCCCTCCACGCCGTCGACATCACCGCCCTGGACACCTTCGAAGCCCTCGCCCCGGTCGCCAAGGCAGGCCGGGTCCTGTCCGCCGCCAACGAGCAGGCCATCCGCGAGGCCGCCGACTCTCTGCAGAAGGTGCTGGCGTCGCTCCCCGCCGCGCCCGTCGAGAAGACCGCGAACGAGGAGGACACCATGCCGAAGCCCACCAGCTCCGCCGAGACCGTCGCCAACCAGGGCGGCGAGCCCGCCATGGGCACCGCGCAGGCCGAACCCAAGGCCGTCGCCGGGCAGGTCGTCTCCGAAGTCGAGAAGGCCGACGGCGAAGGCAAGAAGGCCATGGTCGTCGTCTACGACCAGAACAAGCGCCTCATCGGCATCGTCGACCCCGACGACATCACCCCCGTCGCCAACAGCGAGGCCGACGCCGACGACATGGAGGACGCCACCGACGGCGACTCCAACGACGGCGGCGAGGCCGCCACCGAGACCCCCGACCTGGAGCCGCAGCCCGCGGCCGAGGCCGGAACCCCCGCCGACACCGTCCCCAACGACGACGAGGCAGTCACCAAGACCACCGACACCACCTCGGACACTCAGAGCAGCTTCCTGGAGCTGGTCAAGAGCGCCCTCGCAGAGCACGCCGCCACCACCACCGCACAGATCGCCACCACCGGCGATGCGGTCGTGGCCCTCGTCGGCATGGTCGAGACGCTCAAGGGCCAGGTCAAGGCGCTGGAGGAGCAGACCGCCGAGCCGCGTGTCTTCACCAACGGAGCAGTCCCCCCGCGCGACCAGCTGCGCGGACAGGACCGAGGCACCGCCTCGCAGATCGACCTCGCCAAGGCTGCCGAGCTCAAGCAGGAGCTCTACCGCGGCCAGGACGCCGGCGCCCAGACCCGCGCCGCCACCGCCCTCAACGAGATGGCGATCGTCAAGCTCCGGGAGATCACGGGCCGCTAAGCCCGCACCCACGCCTTAACCCCAGCCCCCGAGACGCCCAAGAGCGCCGGGGGCTTTCGCATGCCCAGGAGGCACCCCATGAGCACCCCGCTCGCGAACATCACCGAGGAAACCCTCGGCGCCATCATGAAGGCGCAGACCACCGGCATCCTCGAGTCGACCGGCATCTACAGCTACGACCTGTCGCAGCTCGTCTCCCTCATCCCGGTCGTCACCCCCTTCCGCGACCACGTCGCCCGGCAGCTCTCCCCCGACGGCAACCCGTTCGCGGTGTGGCGCGCCATCATGAACCTCAACAGCAGCCAGCCGGACCCCTCCATGGGCTTCGACTTCGCCGCCAACGAGGTCCAGTTCCAGGAGCAGGACTTCCAGGCCCGCTACAAGCCCACCGGGTACGCCGGCCTCGTCACCCAGGACGCCTACGACCTCGCCAAGGGCTACGGCGACCCGTACGCGATCGCCACCTTCCAGACCCTCAACCAGGTCCTCATCGGCGACGACCGCAAGCTCATGGGCGCCCAGTCGTTCGCGCTCGCGCAGCCCGCCGCGCCGACCCTCACCCAGCACGCCACCGGCGGCACCATCGGCGCCGTGCAGGTGTACGTCGCCGTCGCCGCCCGCACCGGCTCGGGCTACTACTACGGGTCCGGCAACAGCCAGGGCAACAGCGCCAACACCACCTTCGCGTCCGGCAGCACCAACTCGGTGTCCGCGACCGTCACCAGCGTCCGCGGCGCGGTCTGCTACGACTGGTTCCAGTCCGCGAACGGCACGACCTGGTACTACTACACGACCACCACGGTCAACGCCGTCACCATGACCAAGGTCATCAACGCGAACCAGACGCTGCCGTCGGCGACGACCTGCCCGGACCTGTCCACGAGCTGGAAGGGCACCGCCAACAGCGTGCCCACCCTCAACACCAGCGCGGACAACGGATCGGCGAACGCCAACGACTACGACGGGTTCATCGCGTCCCTGACCGGCGACTACAACGGCTCGGGCCAGTGGGTCCAGTCCGGCACCGGCACCACGAACCCGTCGATCAACAACAGCCTCGACGGAGCCGCGCTGACCCTCACCGGCGGCAGCATCAACGAGATCGAGAACGACCTGTTCCTGCCGCTGTGGCAGCAGGTCAAGTGCTCGCCGACCGCCATCATGGTCAACGCCGTGCAGGCGCAGGAGATCGCGAACCTCGTCCTCGGGTCGAGCTCCGCGACGACGTTCCTCAACACCGACGCGTCCGGCCGTATCAGCACCACGGCGGGTGGCCGGGTCGGCGAGATCGTCAACGCCCCCGCTGGCGGTGTGACCGTGCCGATCGAGGTCCACGTCTCCCTGCCCCCGGGCACCATCATCGCCCGCACCGACCGGGTGCCGTTCCCGCAGGCCAACATCAGCTCCGTGCTGGAGTACCGGGCCCTGCGCGACACCGCCCAGTTCGACTACGGCATCGCCCGCGTCGCCAACACCGCAGGTGGAGGGCCGCGTAAAGAATTTGAGATCAGGTCAGTCGGGGCGTTTCTTAACCGCGCTCCGGTCGCCATGGCGATGCTCCAGAATGTCGGCTAACCTGGCACTCTATGCCTAGAGTTGGCCACATGGCGGAGCCTCTCGGTGTACCCTGGTAGGAACGACGGCCAGTCGGGCCGTCATTACTACCGGGGGCACCGTGAGCGAGTCAGGCCCAATCTGTTCGATCCCCGATTGCGGCGGAAAGCCAGTCGGTCGGGGCTGGTGTGCACGGCACTACGGCATCTGGCGCACCTACGGCGATCCACTGCACCCAGTGCGCCGCTACGTTCGCCAGAGTGCGCAGTGCGGTCACGTCGGATGCCCGAACAAGCCCAAGCGCCGCGGCCTGTGCGAGAAGCACGCGAAGCGCGAAGACGTGCACGGCGAGACGACCGACCCGCGAGAGCGGCGATTCTGGGCAAAGGTGGATCGACGCGGCAACGACGAATGCTGGCCCTGGACCGGGCAGATCCAGTGGAACGGCTACGGCCAGTTCGGAGGCAACGGCAACGGCACAAGGTTGGCCCACCGAATCGCCTACGCCTACACCTTCGGAGAGATCCCGCCTGGCATGGTTCTCGACCACGTCTGTCACACCAGAGATAGGGCATGTCGCGAGACCAGCGACTGTGCCCACCGCCGCTGCTGTAACCCATCTCACCTTCAGCCGCTGCCGCAGCGAGAGAACATCGCGCGTGGCAACGGCGGAACATCTTGGGGCTTCGTTCCCGAGCCGATTCAGGCGCAGATCAAGCCGCCTACCCCCGAGAACTGCACAGAGTGCGACGGCGACAAGCCGATCTACAAGCGGACGCTCTGTCGACCTTGCTATCGGAAGTGGCTCAAAGATCCGAACGTGGAGCGGCCTTC